TGGCTATGAATAATTTTTTCATCTTAAAGCTCCTTATTTTTTCTTAGCCGGCCGACCGCGTTTTTTGTAAGGCTTGGGAATATCGAACTTCGGTTTTTGGGATTTTTCGGGTTCTGGCTCCTTGGGCTCGTCGAACTTCGATTCCGGGGGCTCGTCGATCAAAGGTTCATCGATCTTTGTCTCATCGAGCTCGTCGGACTTTATGGTTTCCGGCATAGCCTCACCAGGCTCCAGAGTCTTTTTAACTTCGGCCTTTTTAGCTTCGAGTTTCTCGTCGGCCTTTTCCCTGTCTTTCTGATGCTGTTCCCAGGTTGTGTAATACCTGGGATTTTCGTCATAGACGAATTTGTTGATAATCATTTTCTTGCCGTCTCCGGCAATACTTAAGACTTCGATTGTTTCGATTTTCATTTGGAGTCCCCCTGTCTAACTGATTTATGTCGTGGAAGCATGTAAAAAAAGGCGAGCGAATAAATTCACCCGCCTTCAGGTTGAAGAATGGTTTTGAATAAAAGATTCCTTAGGGCCAAGGGTTTATAGATCAAGGCCCTAAGGATCGGGATTAATAATTCCGTCGTAATACAACAGCCAGGTTCGGATCAAGTGTTTTCACACCGAACAGAACGTCGAGAGTGATTTTCACCGTTGCGGATTCATCGTAGTACGCCAGTCTTGAGCGCATGGAGAGTCCGGTTCGAGGATCGGTGATAACCGCCATCTGGGCTCCTGCATTGTTGCCAAGGTCAGGCAGTGGCGCCATGGCTATGGCAAATGCGTTGCGGTGAAACATTAGGTTTACGTAAAACCTGTCAGCGAAGTTTGTTGAATCAACTGTTTCCAGTGTAACAACTTCACTTCCGGTCAGGGCTACCTTGAGGGGCGGTGTAAAGGAAATGGTACCCAAACCACCGGTCAGAGTTACACCTGCTGTTACGGCGTAGCGCTGGGTATCGCCGGCAATGGAAAAACTATCTCCAGCTACCAGAGTTTCGGCGATTGCTGAAGACGATGCGCCAAGAGCCGTGACTGTCAGACTCTCTGCACCGAGTGCATGCACTCCGGAGGCCGCACCCAGGAGATCGGTCTTTACCGAAATCGCTGTACCTGAGGTATGATTCGTGAGTGTTTGCTGTACGAAATGTTCACACCCGAAACGCTGGCCAAGTCCGCCGTTTTTAAGGGCGTCTTTATTTTCACCGTCGCCTGCAATCCTGGCTGCATGGAAAATCTCGGCATTCAGGAACGATGCTTCGAGGGTGGAATCAATTCCGAAGTGGATCAGATCGGAATCAACGAGTCCGCCGGCATTGTCGCGCAGAATCTTCCTGCCGCCGATAATGTCTGCCGATCCGGGTGTTGCACCGATATCGTAGGACCAGGGAACGTCTTTATAAAGATTGGTCAGTGCGGTCTCAATATCAACTGCCAGCGCGTAGACCGCCGGGCTGATATGATCAGCAATGATTTTCTCGGTTGTGAAGGCCAGCTCTTTGTCCGTGAGGCCGAATTTTACCTGTTTCCAGGTATCGACTGTCAGGTCGAGGCTGGACGGAACAACATTTGCCGTGGTGGAGGTTCCACCGGTTGAGGTACTGAAAGTTCCAGGCTTACGGATCTGAATTGTATCGCCTTTGTTAGCCGATTTACGTTCGGAATCGTAGCCCATGTAAACACGACTGGCCATGCCAAGCGCATTCTCGAGGACCTTAAGTCCTTCCTGAGCGTAAAAAATTGGGTTATAAGGACTGATTGTATTCGCCATTTTAAAGTCTCCTTTACAAGTTATTAATTACCAACTTGAATCGGAACCCCTGCTTTTTCGGCTTTTGCTTGTGCTTCTCTGTATTTGACTACATTGTGTGCATCTTCTTCCGAAATCACAACGGCCCGACCGTCTCTGCTAAAATTGCTACCGGCACCGGGGCCTCCGCCGTCCGGGGAAGTCAGGAACCGCTCTTTCCCGGGGTGCTTTTCGATGATTACGGCTATTGCTTCCTCGAAATCGGCTGGTTCACCGACATTTGAGGTGGACGGAATTTTTTCTCCGTTAAGGTATCCAATCAATTTCGGTGTAAGTCCATCGCCTTCGACCTTGAAGTTCCCGCCGAATGCGCTTACCGCCATGTCCGGGGTCAAAATCGTCTTGGGCTTATCACCCGAGAAGAGCGGACTTTTGGCAAAGTTGGATGTTATCATCAAATTATCGATTGTATTTTTCTGGGCACCAACCTGAACTTCGAAGTCTCCAATTTTTTTATCATAATCGGAGGCCTGCTCCGCAAGTTTGGTATCCTGGATACCCTGCATCTGTTCCTTCAGCTTATCGAACTCTCCGGCATCGATCATCTTCTTGCCGTCAAGCTTTTCGACTGTTTCCAGTGCCGCTTTCGCGGTTACCGGATCAATGCCTTCAAACACTTTGAGCGCTTTGGCACTGTCGTCGATCTTTACCTGAAGTTTTGATGCTTTTTCAAAGTGCCGATCTTTCTCTTCGGTTAAACTTTTAACCTTGAACAATGTTCCGGGGGCATCGAACGCCTGCTCCTTTCCATCGTCCATGATATAAATCGGCAATCCGTCCTTAACAACTACGCTTCCTGCATCATCAAGTTTGAGCTTCATGGTTTTGACCTCCCGTCAATACGGCCTCGCGCCGTTTTTATAATGCCATGAGACATCGAGTTTTCAGCAGGTTTCCGGCATCTCGCCGCAGTATGTTAATGCATCGCACATGTAACAACCGCATGTTCCGCCCGCCTTTGCGAACCCCCGTGTTTCATTTTCACTGATACCGACATGGTACCCAAAGTATATAACTCTTGACAATGATTAAATAATTATTTAATGAATGTCAATAAGTTTTTTAAATCTTTTTATATTTTTGGATAGGATTCATTATGGGAATTCATGATGGTAGAAACGAAATTGAGAATCCGAAAGATTATAGCCGGTATCGACCGTATGATTTACCGGGTGGCGGAAGCACGAAGAACAAAGGGCGTGCGTACGAAATACGTGTTCGTCGTTATCAGGTATCCCAGTTAATGCTTGAGGGGTATGCTGTTCATAAAATGGCTAAGATGCTTAAGGTAAACTATGTCGTTATTTATAATGACATCAGAGTCTTGATGGCCTTACTCAGGAAAGAATCGCTCGATAGCGTTGATGAAAAGCGTGAGCGTATGGCTATGAACCTGCAGCATTATGTAAATTTTTGCTGGATGCGTTTGAAAGAAATAAAGAATCCGTCTGCCGGGGCCAAGTGGGGGGAGGAAATTCGCAAAGGATATAAGCAGGTTATAGATCTTTACGGTCTTGATGCTGATAAGAATGTCAATATTAGCCATACCGTAGAGAAAATCAGCAAGAAAAAGCGCGATGGTGTCCTTGAGGCAGCCTTTAATACCGTATCGTCCGATCCTAAGTTACTTCCATTCCCGAAAAATGGCACAAAGGATTAAAAACAGATGGCCAGAACCAAGATGGTTGCGACCAATGAATCTCAGGGTAAAGATTTGTCGGTTGAAGACGCCGCCCACAGTTGTTTGCTTTCTTATGTCAGATTGCAGTGGGATGGGTATGAAATTTCGAAGCATCATCAGCTTATAGCCAATCATCTCGAAGCAGTGGAGCGTGGAGATATAAGTCGGCTTATGATCTTCATGCCGCCGCGGCATGGGAAGTGCTGCGATATCAATGACTTAGCTCATATGGCCGATGGATCTGTCGTTAAAATGGGCGACATAAAGGTCGGAGACAAGCTTTTATCCTATGACAACGGTAAGCTTGTTACTCAAGAAGTTTTAGGAAAAGAGTTTACACGGAAACAAAGCCTTAGTCTTACATCCAGAACCGGGCGAACCGTAACCGTCAGCCATGACCATCCTATGCTTGCCTACGCCGATTATCAAAATGCCTATAAAAAAGCTGAAGAATTTAAGATAGGTGATTTTTTATTAACCATTCATAAAGAAATGGATTTTGATTATGAAATAGATGATAATGAACTTATTTTTATCGCTAACATGATTTTTGAAGGAGCTTGTTCAACGAGTTCGTTGGGTTTTTCCAATGGCGATAAATATGTTATCAATAATTTCGTAAAAGCATCGAATGCCCTTGGTATTTCAGTTAGACAACCTCCTTCAAAAAACAGTTGTGATTATAATGTAAGCTTTGAAGCTCGACCAATCCTTGAAAAATATGGAATTCTTGGCCATAAGGCTACTTCCAAACGCCTGCCTCAAGAATTTTTTAAGATGTCGTTAAGACAAAAATTTATATTCATCGGGATCATGTTCCAAACCGATGGATATTTTTGTATGAAAGCAGGATCAGCTGGAGTAACCTTGGCAAACAAGGAGCTTATAGAGGATATTCAAACGTTGTTATCTATGAGTGGCATTGTGGCATCTAAGACTTTTAAACCTAATGATTGTTCGAATGCATGGGTATTAAATATCGGCAGAAGCCAGCTTCAAAAAATTTATAATAGATGTGATCTTGGTAATAAAAAGAAATTCTGCAAGGAACTGTTAAAGAAGGCATCCTGTAGTTTGACTGATGTGTTTCCGAATGCAATAGGTAAAACGTTGCGTCGTGCCAGAAAGAACGGATTCAGGTGTGACAATAGCAAAAATATATCGCAAAGCAGAATGCAGCGTTTGGCAAAAGTCTATCCCGAACTTCAAAAATATCTTGAAATGGATTTCATATATGATCGAGTTATTAAAATTGAAGATGCTGGGATAAAAAAACTCGTCCATATTCAAGTGTCAGGAACCCAGAATTTTATTGTAAATGGTTTCGTGTCACATAATACCCTCATCGCTTCAGAATACTTTCCAGCCTGGTACCTTGGGCGTAATCCAAGTCGTCATATTATCGGTACAACCTATTCATTCGACCGTGCAAATGATATCGGCCGTAAGGTCAGAAACCAGCTGACTTCAGCTTTTCATCAGCAAGTTTTCAGCGGCTGCCGAATATCCAAGGACAGCAAAGGCGCCAACAAATTCTCGACCGAACAGGATGGCATGTATTATTCGGTTGGTGTTGGTGGCGCAATCACAGGGAGGGGTGCTAACTGTCTGACATCATTGACAAAAATTGAAACAGACCGTGGCTTTCTTGAAATTAAAAAGCTTGTTGAATTGATGCGAAGTGGTGAAAAGATTGAAGTATTATCGTGGAACGAAAATCTAAAAACCCAGGAATTCAGGAAAATAGTCGCCACAATGGTTTCATCAAAAGATGATATCTATGAAGTTAGTACAAAATCCGGTAAAAAAATCAAATCAACCGGGGACCATCCATTTTTTGTGGTTGGAACAGGGTATGTGGCGGTTCGAAAGATACGCTGTGGAGAAGTCCCGGTCTATGACATCCAGGTGGAAGGAACAAACAATTTCTTTGCAAACGAAATACTCGTCCATAACTGCTTGATCATCGACGACCCCACAAAAGGCCGCGAGGATGCCGAGAGTGATGTTGCCCAGCGCAAGTTGCGAGACTGGTTCAAAGCCGTAGCCTATACCCGGCTTATGGATAATAATTCAATTATTGTTATTATGACCCGGTGGAGTTTTTATGACCTTGCCGGGTTTTTGCTTGATGAAGCCGAGCATGAAAATTGGACTGTGTTAGACCTTCCGGCCATCGCTGACGATGACGGGGATGTTATCGGCCGTGAGATTGGCGATGCCCTCTGGCCAACAAAATACGGCCGCAAACGCCTCGACAGAATCCGTAAGACAATCGGCACCCGGGAATGGAATGCATTGTATCAGCAGCAACCTCTGCCGGAAGGTGGCGGGATTGTCGACATCGAATGGTTTAAAAAATATCCGTATCAAAGTTGGCAGTATGCAATCATGCCTGACATGACCTCGCCCAAAAATAAATTTGCCGGTGAAAAATATCGCAGGTTCCTGAAACCAAGCGTCGATAATGGCAAAATCACTAAGGTAAATCAAATTGTTAATTCATGGGATACGGCCTTTAAAGAGCAGGACATTAACGATCCGTCGGCCTGTACAACCTGGGGTGTCGCTAAAGATCGATATTATCTCATGAATGTCATAAACAAACGCCTGATTTTTCCAAAGCTTAAACGAGCTGTTATAGCCGAATACGAGCGCTGCATGAAATTTAATGCCGGCCAGGTCGTCGTCCTTATTGAAGACAAAGCCAGTGGCCAGAGTTTAATACAAGAATTGCAGCGTTATACGAGAATTCCTGTTATTGCCATTAAGTCCGATGCGAACAAGCAGGTAAGGTTGAGCGAGGTTTCGCCGATCATTGAAGCCGGGAAAGTGTATATTCCTGAGCGTGGTGACTGGGTGGTTCCGTATGAAACCCAGATAGCTCAGTTTCCATTTGGTAAGTTTGATGATATGGTTGATTCGACGTCACAATTCTTGCGGTGGGTCACCAGGCCAAAATATGTCCGGAGAAAATCAACAAAATTCTGGAAATAAAAACGATGCGAGGATATTATGAACAGAGAAGAGCTTGAAAAAAAGCATACAATACATACCGAAAGTTATGGATCGTGGGAATTTTACAGGATGGCATACGATGGCGGGCGAGATTTTGTAGGAAATTCTTTGACGAGACACAATCTTGAATCTGAAAAAAATCATGCGTTGAGAATAACAGAAGGTATCTGTTTTAATTATTCATCTGCTATTGTCGACCTGTTCAGTTTTTATCTGACAGAGCGTTCTCCGCAACGGCATCTGAAGGGTCTTGAAGACGATGCTCAGTGGAAAATGTTTGAAAAAGATGCCGATCTGGTCGGTACTGATTTTGACACTTATTTGAACAATACCCAAAAGGTTTCGTCTGTTTATGGATCCGTCGGGGTGCTTATTAGCAAGGCAAATTTAAAAACGCAGAATGTTCAGCAGGAAATAGACAACGGCATATATCCGTATTGCAGCACATACACCCTTTCTAATATTTATGACTGGCGGTTTGAGCGGGATAAAATAAACAATAGGCCGGTACTTGTGTATTTGAAACTAAAAGAAGCAGAATCTGGTCGATTTACCATCTGGGAAAAAACGAAGTGGGAAGTATGGGAATTGCCGGATGGAGACTCATTAACCGAGCCTTTAACTGGTGGGTTGATAGCTGGGAAGGCAAAGAATGCAAAAGAAAAGGCAACGCTTGTTGATTCCGGGCCAAACCCGTTGAATGAAATTCCGTTTGTCTGGATGCCGAATATCAAGAATATCTATAATGCCTATATCGGCATTTCTGATATTCGTGAAATTTCGTATATTACAGGCAGCATTATCAGGAACCTATCGCATGGCGAAGAGGTCATCAAGTTCGCCGGTTTTCCGATGTTGCGAGTACCAATGCGTAAAGAAGGAGATGACAGTGCCCCTGAAGAGAAGGTCGGCCAGCGGGCCGTCAAAGAATTTTATCCGGATCTGCCGCATTCAAAGCCCGATTGGATGGAGGCTGCCATATCAGAACCGATTGATGCCGTGCTGAGATGGATCGACCGTAAAGTCGATGAGACGTATCGGATTGCTCATCTTTCTGGGGTTCACGGGCAACGGAAGAGTAATAACGAAGTATCTTCGGGGTTGGCTTTGAGGTATGAATTTCAGCAGTTAAACAGTGTCTTGCTTCAGAAAAGCAGCAATATGCTGGAGTCCGAGCTTAACGTAATCAGGCTGTGGCTGAAGTGGCAGGGGAAAGAAGAATTGTTTAAAGAGATGGAAATTACCAGGTCTTTGCATTTCTCGATAGACGATCTGTCTATAAACCTTGAGAATATTATCAGCACCATGAATACCGTCCAGAGTGACACCTTTGCACGTCGTGCTCAAAAACAGTTGGCCAAGATAGCCTTACCTGATTTGTCTGATACGGATACCAAGCTTATAGAGAAAGAGATTGAAACTGCAAAGGCTGAAGAGTCTGGGAGTGGGGATGACGAAGAGAATGAGGAAAATGATTCATCGTCTGGAAAAGATTAATCCCTTGTCATAACAATCGGAAATCCTTTAATGAAATTCTTGTTATTAAAAAATATAAATTCCCCCTCAAAAGTTATGCCATAGGCATTCAGTCCGTCTTGACTGAATGCTATGGCCATGCATTCAAAGATTTTCGTTTTTCCAATTTCCCCGATATAACATTTCCCGTTTACGCTGGTTGTGCCAGTTATGATTGTCGGGTCTGTTGACATCGCCAGCATGCTCCACATGAACCGGGTCATTTCGGTTTTTTGTTTTGGGGTCAGGAATTCAATCATTATCTTTTCTGGTCTGCTCTTATGACTTTTGCAACTTCGCTCATTTTAAATGTTTTTGACGAAGCCGGATATCTTAAGTTTATGTCGCCCACTTTTTTGTTCAGTTTTTCTATAGCAGCATCCTTCTCTTTGATCAAGGTATTACAATCTTTTTTCATATTATCCTTGTTAATGATTGCATCAAGAATTTCTATTTCCAATGTTTTATTTTTAGTCTGAACTAAACCAAGTCGGTCAATAGTATCCATAAGCTGCTGCTTTAATGCCTCGATGTAGGTGATCATCTTATCGCCGAATTCCATGGCTGATACGATGTCTTCTGTAGACTCCTGGGGTTCTGAGGGCTCCTGGGGCTTTGGGAGTTCTGGGGGCTCCTGGGGTTCGGTTGATCTTATAACTGTTTTGAATTCGTTGTATATAAGTTTGTCAACGCCAACTCCGTCTTTCCTTCGATAGTTATCTCTTTTGCCTGCGTTAACAATGAATCCCATCTTTTTCAATTGGAAAAGATTTGTTGAAATACTGCCTTTAGTAGCTTCGGGAAGAATTTTATTGATGCCGGCTACTACGTCTCTGAAATCAGGGGTTGCGATTGTGCCTGCTTCAAAATATTCAACCAATGCGCTCATGACTGTTCGTACTTGCATACTTTTTGTCGGGTTTGTTCCTGAATGAAATTTGCTGAAATCAGTGCCTGCAAGGATACAGTATTTGCCTTGTCTTATCCCGGCCTGTACAAACCCGGCCTTTTTTAATTTGTTGATACAATTGCCGATTACTTTTCTTTTGGCTTTGGGAAGCCTGAGTATTACGTCTTTTTCGACCATATCAAGCGTAAAGGTTTTGGTTACTTTGATCATGCCTTTGCCCAGAGATTCAATTACGGCCCTCATCGTCGTTAACCTTTCCATTTTTTTCTCCTTAGTTTTTAGCTTCACCCTTCATATTCATGGTTACGATTTCACCAAATGGTACGTCTCCCCAATGGCTGCCTGAATACATGGTTTCTGTCTGGACCCATATAACCGGATAACCTGGATCGTCCGGAAAGCTGTTACATTCCATGTCCGTGAAATATATCAAGCAGGTTGGTTTGTCTGCGACATTATCTTCAACCCATTTAAATGGCGGCCTGAAATCTGTACCTCCGCCGCCGTGCATTGTCATTTCTATCGGCATGTCGGTTGAATGAAACCGATCGACGTGGGCAACCCGGGTGTCGCAGTAGATTACGTCGACTGTTATGTCCTGATATTCTTCAAGTATCGAATTAACTTCCGAGGCAAACTGTTTGAGTTCGCCTTCAGAGACTGAACCGGAAGTATCAATAGCCACACAAGCCGTACCGATTTCTTTAGAATTGAGCGACGGGAGTATGATTCCCTGGGAGATATATCTTCTGTTTGGATGTTTCCATGTATAGTCGTTTTTGGCCGATCTTTCAATAAAGTCACGCAGCAGTTCCCTCCAGTTTAATTTGGGTTCAAGCAATTCTATGATGGCTTTTTTGATAGCGCCCGGTAAATTTCCCATGGTTTTAGCCGCTTGAGCCGCCTGCGTGGCTGCCACCTTCCAGTCCGTTTCCGATTTTTTGAGTTCATTTGCACTGGCCGGTTGTTCTTTTGGTCCAGATCCCGGGGCATCGAGAATTTCTCCGCAGCCACCCGGGTCTTTACCCGATCCTACCTGAACCTGGCTGCCGTCCGGCAATGTAATCGACTGTCCGCCGCCCTGGCCGTCACCGTTGTCTTGCGCATCCGGGAGCAGCGTATAGATTTCTTCCGTTGATTTGTCTGCAAAGCCTGAGTGCACAAGTCCATTGTCCGGAAGATTAAACCCAGCCTCGGTGAGTATATTGTTTACGCTGAAGTCCGCGCTCTCGTTCCATTTTTTAGGATCTCTGCTTTGTCTTCTGGCTTGGTGCCCAAAGGCCAGGTGCATGACTTCATGCGCAATAAAGCCTTTGACTTTATCGAGTGGCATATCTTCGATCCATTTGGGGTTGTAGCCAAGGTGGACACCGTCGGTCCAGCCGCTTTCGTTCAGCTCACTTTCTACCGGTTTGAGTTTTAACGCCAAGGCCCCAAAGAACGGCTCATCCAGAACCAGCCCAGCCCTTGCTTTTGTAATTTTCTTATCAGCCTCTGTCATGCCTGACTCCTTTTTTGTATTCATTTTCAAGCATTTTTGCTATTATTATGGTAACTTCGCCTATTTGTTTTAGCCTGGCATTATCGTCGTCACCGAGGTAGCTGCTTTTCTCGAACGAGTCTATAAGATATTCATAGATGGCTTTGAATTCATTGTCCGATATCTTGTTCGATCGTTTAGCCGGCCACACAGACTTGAAGATTTTTATGAAGCTTATCCCCGCCAGTCCACCGGCGCAATATCCCAGCCATAAAAAAATCTTAACATCGGAGGTTATCAGTAATACAGCCAGGATAGCCCAGAGCAGCGTCATCAATTCTTCTTTTGTTGTCAGATTCCAGACATTTTTTGAATTATTGATTTATGGCACCCTGCCCTCCCCCGGCTCCCATAAATCCAGACATTTTATCTACGACTTTTTGCGCTTCTTCAGCTATGTCGTTTTTAAGCTGAGGATCTTTTCTGAGTTGTCCGGGCGTGTTTGTTGTCAGAGCGAGCTTGATTTCATCGGCCATGTCGTTAAGTTTCTGATCATCGTCGATGTTCAGGTTCGGCAAGATTTCTACAAGATCGTTGATGTTTTCGATGTACGAGTCAAAGACCCGCCCTTTCTTCAGGATCTTTTTGGTCGTTGGGTCTATTACATCTTTCATTCCATTGGCCATGGTTTTAACGACGGCATGCAATTGGTTCCATAAATTCTTCATTGCATCGGTATTGCTTTTCGCATTCGATTCATTCAGGTCTTTTTTGATTTTATTAACTTCATGCTCGCTGAGATTTACACGGAAATCATCCGCGACCGGTACCGGGTGAACGTCTGTATGAAACCTGAACAATTCCTCGATGGAGCCCGGTGTTGGGTATTCTGCCTTATCATACATATTGCCCAGTGTATTTATTGCTCCTGTCACCAATACCGGATATTGATTTATGAATTGGTGCACGGCTGCTTCAAATTTCTGTTTTCGCTCGCGCATGCCCTGGCTGTACGTTTGAAAATTCTTTGCCGGAAGCAGCCGGTCGCCACCGTCTTTCCATGGCAGCGTGTTTTTCATGTGATACGACCTTGCGTCCGATTCCGATTTCTGAATGTCGGACAAATGCTTTTTGGCGACCAGGAATTTATTGTAGATACCGGCGTCGTCCGTAGCCAGGTGATCTCTGTTCGTTTTTTCAGTTACGTTCTTGTCGGCTATCCTCGCTTTCCAGGATGAAATGTGTAATTTCACAATCATTGCCTTTTTGCTGATGTTCATTCTGCAACCTCCTCCATGAGTTTTTTGAATTCTCTGTATTCGTCGATAAGCTTCAGGGCTTCTTGGTGTATTTGGCGGGGTGTTAAGGTTTGTATGGTCACGGAATTAAAGTTTAATTCCAGATACATAGGATAATACCAGCCCATGTCTGTTTTGAGTTTCATTTGTTTGTTTATGTTTTTATTATGTTCGACGACAAGAACGTTTGATCCGCAATGCATTTCAAGCTTGCGCCAGTCAAGGCGTTCGTATGTGTATTCTTTGCCGTTCCTGTCTGTTGCCGTCGCCAGTGTTTTATACGAATGAATTGATACTGGATCGTTTTCGTCAAATGGATTGTCTATTGGCATGCTATTCCTCACTTTTTTCCAGGTTTTGTCTGACACCGTCGGAAGATTCAATCGTTTCCGTCTTGAGCCCGAACCTTTCTTTAAGCAGGTCCCGAGCGCAGACGATAAAATTCTGCCGGAACGACGTTTTGAGCTTTTCTTTGAAGTCATCTCGTTTCAACTCTATTGTATTTGTTTGCCCGGCTTTGATATAAGCCATGTGTTTTTCGGTAGTCTTTCCCCATATGTTTTCGCAAATGTATTTTTTTTTAGGTTTTATCTTGAAGGCAATCGGGGTTCTGTACGAGAAATATACCGTTAGATCGCCTATTTCAACGCCAAGGCAATTGTTGTTGATCGGATGGATGTAAATACCGAATCTATGTTCGAGGAAGTCTCGTTCCATGGGATTTTGGCTCCTTGGGTTATATCAGGACGTCTTTATGCAATGACGCCCATTCAATGAAGGCATCCGTGTTTGCCGTGTCCGGGTTGTTGTTGATACAGTCCCTCAGCATCAAGACCGAGAACTCCTCAGGCATGCGGTTGGCATATTTAACGACGTTCTTCATGTTTTGTTCCGACGCCCTGGCTGCGATGGCGCCGCATATCGCGTATTTTGCGCTGGGTTCTTCAGGAATAATTGCCGCAGCCCCCTCTGGATCCATCAAGATGGTCACCGGATTCGGCAAACTCCTGAAGATCTGCAGGAACGATATGATTTCAGCAGCAAACCCTTCGCCGGCCGCTCCCGAGAATACTTCGAATTCATACGACTTTGGGATTCCAGCATTCATCCATCTTGCTACATGTTCTACCGTTCTTGGACATGACGAATTTGTGAGATCCGCCGTGGGATGAAAATCATCGAGCAGGTTCGGCCGGAATCTCATGAAGGCAATCAATTCAGTCGGAATTCTTTTGGAATTGATGGCCCAGGTAATCCAATCCTCGAGATCTACCTCGAGGGCGATGATTGACGCAAACCTTGATTTCACGGGCTCGAGAATACCGGAGACACCGGCTTTGTCTGTTTTGTTGTTTGTCGCAGCCATGAAACAGACATGGTCGGACACCTTGTGCTCGTTGATTCGTCGAGCAAGCAATAGTTGCATTGCAGCCGCCTGGACAGCCGGGGGCGCCTGGCCAAGATCATCCATGAAGAATATCGTCAGCCCGTCGGCATCCACGATCTTCTTCAGGTCGCCAAACGGCAGAAAGACGGCTATTTTCTCTCCTGTTTTTGTCTCGATGATAGCCGGCATGCCTTTGTAATCGACCGGGTCCGACACAACCGGGTGGCTTATGATCAGCTCGGCCTCGGCGGCTTTTGCAGCCTGTTTCACCAGGTCTGTTTTGCCGATCCCGGGTTTGCCCTTGATGAGCACGTTCAGTTTGTCTTTGATCGCATATCGTAAAACAGTCGACACTTCGCTTGGCTTCATGTACTTCTCCTTTTTGTGTCCATGGGGGGTTTAGAATCTCCTGAATCGTTTGTTGTATTCTTTTTGCGTCATTATATATATCTCGTTGAAATTATCAAAAGTTAGGTACATGATCAGTTCGTTTTCTTTGTTGAATATGTCGTATTCTAATTTTTCTATATCATAAAGCTTGAACCTTGTCAGAATCCTACCTTTTCTTGATCGATGCTTATGATTTACGCCTTTTTTACACAACGCTTTGAAATTTTCCGACATATTCTTCTTTCAGGATTATGAAGTTCTCCTTGAATTCATATTTTGTCATAATTGAATTATATGGATTTTCATCGCTTAATGATACTGCATAAAAAATATTGGTTGATTCCGTCTGGCGTTCTCGTTTAATGATTCTAACTTCTTCGTTGAAATTATACCTACCCATTGGAATGAATCCCGAGAATTCTTTTATGCATAATACCCGCCCTCTTTTAATCGTTCTGATTTCAACGATTCTTTCTGCTTGTGTTTCATGGAATAACGATACATTCGAATCAGCCAATGGCGTATATGGTGAGAAGGTCATGGTTCCTGCAATCTTTCGAGTTTCTTTTTTATTTCCATTATTGTCTGATAATTTTGGGTTTTTATTTTTATGCGTTCTATCTTTATTAGCCTGACGAATGTTTCTACATTGAACCTTGCTTTCCACATAAGAATTGCAGCAAATTTAACTGTTTCTATGAGGGCTTGTATTTTAAGTTTCATTTTTTGTTAGTTTTTTCTTAATCTAGAAAAGTTATACATGTCTTTATGTTCTGTTCTATGACAATTTGCACATAATGGTTCGCATTTTTTTAGTTCTTTAAACATTGCGTTTTTACTACTTAATGCCAAATCGCTTACTCTGCCTTTTTTTTTAGTTTTGTCCTTATGATGTAAGTCGCAACATTCAGGGTGATCTTTAAATCCAAACCCGCATCTTGAGCATGACAAGGTTCTTTTAAAATCCCAAAACCATTCCATTAATTCTTTTCTTCGTTCTATCTGTCTTTTTATTTGTTTGTCTTTGTTAAGTCTATACCATTTATCTCTTGCCCGTTTGTTAACTGCTGGATTTTTACTTGGCATATAAATACTCCTTTTTAATATTTTATGTTAAAAATATTTTATATCAAAAGTATCTAAATGTCAAGGTAAATATTTGGAGCCTTGCTCGCCAGCCTTGGGACATGAGGGTCCTTGGAGCGGCTCCCTGGAATCGAACCAGGACTTTCGACCGGGGAGGTCGGTGTGCTTCCGTTACACTATCGCCGCGAACCATTTGTTGAAGTGATTGATGAATATTGTTTGGCCCGTGTTATCTGTAAAAAAATAATCAACCCTTTCGCCATAATTAGATTTATTTAAATTATACTCATATATCCTGCATAGAGTGAATTTTCCATGCGGCAATCCATTTCGGGTTTTATTTTTTTGCTTAGCTTTGACCGGAATTTTTTTGCAGATTGCGAGCATTTTATTCGGCCAGCAAACCTTCGGGCTTTTTGGTAATTTTTTTCATGCTGTTTTTGTGGTTCTTGTTCCAGGCCCCGTCGAACACCATGCCGTCGTTTTCTATGGTCACAAATTTAGCGTTCAGGGTGGCAAGCTCCTGGCGGAGGTCCTCAAAGATTTCGAGCTTCTCCAGCCCCTGGATGCCGATCTGCTTCAGCTGGATCGTGATCGTGAGCCCGAAGATAATTATAAGCGCGGATACGAGGGCTATCAGTGGGTTTGTTATATGGTTCATTGGATTTCCTTGTCATCACGATTGATGAGCTTATCGAGCTGGGATGTAATGTACAAGCTTGATCCTACTTGAGTCCCAAAGGCCGCCTTGGCTTCGAGGGCCGGGGTGCCGCCTTCGATGGCCTTTGCGATCCTATAGTCAATGTGCATATTACAGGATGTGACGCCGCCAATTACCAAGACTACTCCAATGGTAATCATTGTCCATACTCTAACGTAAAATTTTTCTGACATCTTATTTTCCTTTCTTTTCGATGGTCCGTTGGACCTGGTTCATAGCCTGATTTAACCTTCCGAAGTATATTTTGTCAACAACCTCGTCGATCGTCGCCGTCTGGGCATGCCCTGCCATGGCATACATCTGCTTAAATCTCGCCCGCTCTTTTTCAGTGCAGATCCCCAGACTGTTTTTTAGACTCTTCCTTGCGAAGGCCTGGAGCAACTTGTTCATGATGATTTCCTGCACGGCATTATTACCGCCTGCTTCCGGCTCGCCTTGAAATAGAGCGGCTCGTTGCCTGTGGGGTTTTCGGGGTCGTCGGATTCAGGGATCGTCAGCTCATAATAACCCTTGAGATCCTTGACAAACTTTATGTTTACCAGGGTGTTTGTTTTGGTGTTGATCTGATAGACCGCATTCGCCAGGCTGTGCTCTGTTTCGACGTCGATTGTCTTTATGGGTTCGGGGTTCTTAGGATCCTTGGGGTCGTAGGGCTTTTGGGGTTTGGGGAACAGGTGGGCGTAGGGTACCCTGACATCCTTGATCTTGGGATCTTTGTAGAGTGCAATGTAATACCGACTCTTTTTGATTACACGGTACCAGCCCTTGGGGAATTTGTCCTTGAGATCGTAGACATGAATTCTCGATCCGTCCGTGCCTGTCATAATGTTTTTAGCAATATGGAGATGTATCATTTGAACACGGGGCTCTTCCTTGTTCTTTGAGAGCGCCCGAATGCAGAATTCTATGCCTTCAAAGTCCTGGTCGTAGTGATTTTTCGCATTTTTGAATTCGTAGAGCATTTTAGGGTCCTTTCGGTTCGTTGGGCATCAGGTAGATCTTTTTGCCGATCATATGAAGCTCGCCTTCAATCTGTCTGGGCGCCAGGTTGGCGCTGTTCGAAATTAGATGCAGCCGGCCCATGCGGAGCAGGAACCGAGGGGCCCGAGGATGCGTCGGGCTTAGGGCCTGAGGCTGCGTTGAGTCGTCGGGCTTGAGCTGCGTCGAACTCCGAGGGGCGAAGTTTATCGAAAGCTTCCGGCCCATCATAACCTCGGGGGCCTTGGTCAGGATCTTGGCTTCGAGGGCTTCGATATAATAGTCCATGGAGATCGCATACTGCCGATAAGCCACAAAAGCAAACGGCTGTATCCAGCCGCAGGTGTAGGTCATCACCCTAAGAGTTCGGTTGATCTTACGGTTCGTGTCGACACCCTTGAGGACCAGTCCCCAATCGTTGGCGTCCTGGGCCGGCCAGGTGCCGAACATTACCGTCTGCATGGCCTCTTCCAGGATAAAGAGCGAGAATGTCACAATCCCCATGATCGTGATTATAGCCATGATCAGCATGAGAGTGGTGCGGAATTTGTTGATCATAGGGCCTTGGGGTCCTCGGGGTCCTCGGGCGCCTCGGGATCCAGGAGCCCAAAGCATTTTGTCAGGATCTCTTCCGTGACCGGGACCTGGTAATCCTCGATATCAGGATCAAGACTCTTCCTCATTATCATGACAATCCCGTTTTTGTTCTTTTTATACGGGTACACGCGGATAGGCTTGGCGAATATGCGCTGGTGTGAAGAATCCGACGGGTTCCGGTTTAGGTGAACGTCGGGGATATATGTGTTGGTTCTGCATACCAGGTGCCCGGAGGGAGGCATGGTTTTTATGTCGATTTTGATAGCCATAGAATTCTGAACATATCCTTAAAGTGAAAGTCTGCTATGTGCATTCTTTTGCCGGTGTTGCCCGGGATCCTGTATGTATAGACAGCGTCAGATCCTGCGTGGTGCCTGAAGCTGGGAGATAGTTCGTATAAATTATAGACCTTGCAAACCGTATAATCGCCGGGCTTGATGGTCGAGCCTGCCCTGGGTATGTTTTTTACACATATTGCCTGGCCTATGGGTAGATGGTTTACTGGCATGTGGTGCTCATAGGGCTCCTTGGGCTTTGTTGGTCCTTGGGTTTGAGTCCTTAAATCAAAATTCGTAAAAATATAACCAGAAAATAGTGGGCCGTATGCTTTGCCCCGAGGTTGCGGAGGGCCTGAGGCTGCGCTGGAACCTAAGGCTCCTTGGGCACGTCGGACAGGATCCTGAAGTTGTCCCTGAGAGCTGGCTCGCTGATCCAGACAAGGATGTCCTTCCATTTGCCTTTTAGTCTGCCTTCGGTAAGGATATAGACCGTGCCATTAAATCTGTCTTGATTGTCGGGCTCTAACACAAAAGTATAAACCCTGAGCTTGTGGAACATGTTCTGATAAGAAAAATTGTCGTCGTCTTCGATGTCCTGGTTGATGCATATGACTTTAAATGGATTTGATGGCATGAGGGTCCTTAGGGGGGTTTTGCTCCTTGGGTTCGGGTCCTTAAAACAAAATTCAAAAAAATATAACCGGAGTTTACAAACCCTGACGAAATTTGGTGGAAAATTTTTTGGGGGTTGGGTTCGTAGGATTTTGAGTTTATAGAAGCTTCGGGTTTTTGGGTGCCTTGGGTTCCTTGAAGCTTCGGGTTTTTGGGCGCGTTGGGTTCCTTGAAGCTTTGGATTTTTGGGTGCCTTGGGTTCCTTGAAGCTTTGGGTTTTTGGGTGCCTTGGGTTCCTTGAAGTTTTGGGTTTTTTGGTGCCTTGTAGCTTCGGGTTTTTGGGTGCCTTGGGTTGTTCTGTCAAAAAGTCGACAAGTTGCTCTAATATAGGAGCGGGGTGAATACAGACTTCTTTATTATTATTAGCCCACACGGCGTTCTTTCAGCCGAGTGTCAGACTGCTGCAGTGCCACCCTATGTAATGATGCATATCTCCCTCGTATTGGGAGGAGTGAGGCAGTCGGTTAATGATGGCTGTGAAAACGGGATGTGATGAAGTGGCATTATACTTGAAAATGTAGGGACTAGGAAGGGATGAGTGATGTAATGAGGAAGAAGTCGGGCCCTGGCTGCCTTCGATTTGTAGGCCCCCTGGATTTGCCGCAGGTGCCCTTCCCTACAGAGTGCCCGGCGCCCTAGCGCCGAACTTATTCTGTTAGCGTGCAATTAGCACAAGACTTATTCTGTTTATTATCGGGCGGAAGTCACTTGTGGCCGATCTTCTGACTTCCGCACGATAATTGGTGATCAACCTGGCAGCAGGTTGCGGGATCCAACGCCGTCGTTGGCGGCGCCCTAGCGCCGAACTTATTCTGTTAGCCCTTTTCCTTACGCCACCGGGGCGTTGTCCCGGCCGGCTCCAGCCGGAATAACCCGACGATCCGAATTCGACGTCGCCTGGCGTTCTTTGCCAGGTCGAGCAGCGTGCCCTCCGCTGCTTGAAGTGAGTGCCCTTTACTCACCGACGCCGAATTCGGATCGTCGGGAGCCCTAAAAATAAGTTTCTTGAAAAGAGCAAAAAAAAAGCTCCGGCCCAGGCGAACCCGGGCCGGAGCATATGTTATACGAGTAGCAGTGTAAACAGAATGCCGCATGTCACTATGCAGCAGCAGACGATGACCTCAACGATGAAGTAGATTGCCTCATCGATCCAACGGGATAGATTGAATTTCGGTAGCTCAGCCATCGGGAGCCTCCTTATGCGACAGCCTTACGCATTCGACTATCTGCGTTTTAATTGCGTATTCAAAACCCACTCTAGCATCATCGTAATTATTTTCTATATCGGCCCAAATGTCCGGGTCATACATGCCTTTGTCGGAGCGAACGATAATAGCAGCCTCAAACTTGTTGATTGCACGTACCGTTCTCGCACTGAATTCAATTGCGTCTAAACTCGGGAATCTTTTCTTCATGATGGTTCTCCTTTCGGGGTGGAGAGGCCGACGATCCGACCTCTCCTGTTAGCTATACGTTAAGATCATCGAACTGCACCATGATATCATCAAGATACTTACCTGCCTCAGCTACTGTCTTTATGGTGGGACTGAGAAAGATCAACAGTGGCCCCAAAAGACCGGCTGTCCAGTTCTCATCATTCAGAATGGCCATTGGGTTCATATGTACGATTGTCAAACATCGGTAACAGGTTGCTCATTTGAACTCCTTTATGGTTGGAGAGGCCGATAACCGACCTCTCCTGTAGATAGTTTGTTAGAATGTCGGTACCGTAACAACCTTCGTTTTAGTACCACTGTTTCCGTAAGCGTAATCACTGAGATCCAACTCCTTGGCACGGGAGAGGATTTCGATCTGAGTTGCGTGATTACAGACCCATGAAATTCTGGTTATAGGTGTCTTGCCGTCCGGGCCCATTTTGAATTTCCCGCTCCCGAGATCGATCTTCTGTGGGGACTTCTCATCGAGGGGAGACGTAACCTTGATTTTATCTCCGGGGCCTATTTCGTCACGTTTGGGGAACTTGACACCGTTCCATTCTCCCCAGCCACGAATGGCGATCGCAGCTTCCTTCCAACCTTTAACTTCCCACCATGTGTAATCCGACTTATCTTTCGAGCGCAGTTTAAGGTTTAACCCAGTAGGTTTATCTGGCGGGAACCCAACCGGCCTACCGAATACGATGCCGATGACCGAAAAAACGACCGATCCATCAGGACGGACAATACGTTCTACGGCTTTTGAATTGGTGGAGAATACGAGGGATCCGTCTTTTCTCTCTCTTACGGGTTTAACGGTCTTTGCAGTAGTTGCTTTTGCATTAGTCATTTGGTACTCCTTTCGTTTGTTGTGGGAGCTGGGAAATCCAGCTCCCGGGGTTACTATAAATAAAGAACGGGTTTACGTTCGGTTTTAAAAAATGTTTCCCACTGAGCTGCCCAGTCATCCCTGAACTCTGTGGGTTCAAGGACAGGCAAGTACATACGGTCTTCTTCAGTAACCGGTTCCTGGCATAGGAATACCGGGCACCGACAGCAAAGATCGCCTTGCCCGAAAGATTGTTTTTTCAAAGCACAATCAGCCGGGCACTCATCAGGACACTCAAATTTCAATTCAGTTCCGAATTTCATTGGGACCTCCCAAGGTTTTTAAAACAGTTCC